CTAGACCTAGCCCAGTGGCAACGGATCCGGAAGATATACCGGGAACGAGAGAACGCCACCGAACGCCGAGAATTCTTCGGTACGGGCACCCTGCGTTGTCAGAAGTGCCGAAAGAACTACTGCGGGAACAACAACGGCAATTGGGGATCCTATAACTACCGGTGCCCTTGCGGCTCTTACCTCAACGGGCCCGAGGCGGACCAATATCTCAAGCTCTTGGTTGAGCTTCAGCTAGCCGAGAATCCCCCAGAGGTGGCCGCCCCGGTGCCTTGGCCTCGACAGGGCGAGCTAGACGCCTTGGAGGCCGACAGAGAGGCCACGGAGCTAGAAATGTCCGACGATCCCATTGGTTGGATCCGGCTAGAGAAGGCCTACGTGAAGGCCACCGGCAAGCTCACCCTTGAGCGTAGAGAGTGGCTGAAGCTCCATCCCATCCCCACGGCCTTGCCGGCGGAAGCCTTGGTCAAGCGTTGGCGTACGGGCGATCCGGAGATAATGCGCGGAGTCTTGCGGGATATCTTCAGCGTCATATGGGTCACCAAGGCTTCGGGCAAGTTCAATCCCGATTGGTTAACGCCCGTCCCCCGTGACAACTAGGCCCAACCTCCGGGCTATCCGTTGCCATTGCTTCCCGCTTAACGGGGGGAGGCCGGCAACGGTGGCCCGGGCCTTGGCAAGGTCATCGGGGCCTAGCTCCGGATAGTGAAGATGCAGCGACCTAGCGTCCTTACTGCTCAATAGCTCCATAACCCCTCCGGGTTAATGTTCCACCAGAGCCCCGTGTGTGCCTCTCTCAGGCGTTCCGGGGGCTCCTGGCTGTCTTGACCCATCCTAGCCGGCTGGCGGGGCCTGTACGGGTCTCTCAGCCGATGCGCTCGACCCATAGTTGGCGGGGTGCTGTGGCTGAGCCGGCAAATAGTCCCGTGCCAGATCCCTGAAACTGGAAACTATAGGTCCGATTGCCGCCGGTAGCTTCCGTGAATACTAGGGAAGCCACAATCCAAGTATCTTCAGCGGTACTTGTAGGGAAATACTTAACCCAACACTGCCCACTGGCTACCCCATTAGTCAAGTATCCAGTCTGCACCGTACTTGGGGACCCAGAATGATTGAATGCCGTAGACGCACATACCCTATACCGTCCGCCGGCCACAACAGGAACGGATACGGTTAGGTCAGTGGCCTGGGGAGAACCAGTAAAGGTGATGGACTGATTAACCGTCTTCTCAATAAACCCAACAACACCAATAGGGTAAGCGCCGGCCGTACCGCCCATGTCCTCAATCCAGAACATTCCGAAACTGCCAGACCCGGCAGGGATATTGAGCGACGCTGTACCACTAATAACCGTGAAGGAATAGACGACATTCACCAAGGCATCGGCCGGCGCTTGCCAGACCAAGGAACAAAGAACAGGGTAATAAAGCAAAGTATCCGTCACATATTGCCGCTGCACCGTATAGGTAGTGGCGCCAATGGTGACTCTGAACTCAACAACCCCGCTATTGGCCACGGTCATATAGCCTGTATAGTTAAGCCTGTAGCTTCGTCCAGCCTTACTGCCGAAACCAGTAATGGTCAGAAGGGTGGCCGAAGCCACCCCATTGGCGGCGGTGGACAACTGGGTAACCTGTAGCCCCATAGCGCCGGTACCACCGGCCTTACTGTCAACGTAAGCCTTATTGGCCCCATCAGTCCCGGCGGTAGGCGTAGGGACATTCACGATCGGGTTACCGGTAACGTCCAGCGGTGCGAGAATCTTCACGGTGTCTCCCTAGGCTACGACGATGACGCCGATGGCATTGGTGGCCGGGGCCGTGGCGAAGTCAATACGGATCTGAGTAGAGGACAGCCGGAAGACATTGGTCCAGACTGTCTCACCTGTGGCTACGTCGTATAGCTCGACGATGACGGCGGTACGGGCCAACCCGTGCGACAGGGTGAAGCTAGTAGCGGAACCGTTCCCGACATTGGTGTTGTACTTACTGACGAAACCTAGGGAGCTACGGGCGGCGGACTGGCTACTGGCACCCGTTCCGCCATTGGCAATGGGCAAGACGTCTGTCCATATGGTGTCCTGGTCAGTAGCCGTTTCCTTCGTAAGGATCGCGCCGGCATTACCGCCGGGCTCGACACCGCCGCCGGCACCGGTATCACCCTTGGGCCCTTGCGGACCCTCGGGCCCCGTGGGGCCTTCCGGGCCTTCTGGGCCCGTAGGGCCCGGTACCGTCGACGGATCCCCTTCGGGCCCAGGGGGGCCCGTTGGCCCCTCGGGACCTTCTGGGCCTTCTGGGCCCGGGATCTGGCCACCGTTGGCCACTGTGATGGAGCCCACCCTTCGGGGGATCGTTACCTTTGCGGTTACGTTCACGGTAGGCCAACCTCCGAGATGTCGAGTTGGGTAGTTACCGCACCTTTAACCAACGTCGTCACAAGGCCCATGCCGTCGGTCAATTGCAAGTCCCACGAGTGCCGGCCGCCGTCATCCCCCAGGGCCTCGGTTTGCGAATGAGTAAGGCTTAGGTAGCAGATGCCGGTAATGGGATCCGGAGCATTGGCAGAGAAGGATTCCACCAAGACTTGGTCGTGGCCTTTGCGTATTTGCGCCAGTAGGGAACCCGTTAAGTCGGTAGTGGCACCGGTATCGTCACTAATGGTCAGGGTGATGGCAACGTCATCCCCGGCATAGAGCGTAATATCTAGGGTAGCCGGTATTGCGTTTACTGTTGCCATGATTCCCTACACGTGTAATGGGTATCGGATTGCCGTAGCACCATTGGCTTACCGCATTTCTGGCAACGGGGCCCACGTAGGGCCCGTGCCACGGCTAGCCGTTCTAGGCGGACGATTTCCCGCCAATCCCAATCCTCAAGCGGTACCGGTTCCCCCTTGCCTCTCGGCAAGCTGCGACTCAAGGTCATCTATCCTCATAACGATTGTTCGGAGGATTCCGGGGGGAGCTAGGGCAATGACCCTTGCGGCCGCCCTAGCCTTGTCGTCTTCGGTTTCGGCACATTGCCATTCGTCGATTGCCATACGGAGGCCGGATAGCTCGATCATGAGCCCGCCCAAGGAATCGCCTTCAAGGCGTCTCTAAGCTCTGCCGGCAGGGTCCTGGCATTGAACACCGACGGGCACGGCTCCGGGGGATTCTGCGGCTTCTGGGAGGCCAGGAAGCCAACAACTTGCAAGGCATTGGCCTCGTAAGCACTCCGGGGATGACAACGCCGTAGGGTGCCGTCCCCCGATATCGTCAGGAAATATTGCCCGTCGTCATCCTCAATGAGATTGCCTTGCGAATTGTGCATGGCCAATTTGCTGACCACGGTACCGCTAAGCATGGATGCCATACGGTTCCAGTCGTCGTCTGTCATTTCGTCACCATCCTCAAAGCCCCACATAAAGGACCGGTCAGCGGATATTAGATTGTTATGGTCGGAGGTATCGTTCAGGACGTAGCCAATGCACTGAAGCATTGAGGCATAGGGCGACAGAATGAGATTCCAACCGCCGTCATTGATAGGCGTGCCCGGAGCCGTGCCCGGATAGGACCAAGCCGCACATTGCCAACTATCCGGGAACAACCCCGCGTCACCGCATAGGGCTTGCATGACGGAGGCACACCCGTATGCCCGAACAGGACGCCCGGGAACCGACTTGGCGCCTAAGAAGTAATCGACGATCGGCCCGTGCGCCTGATCATAAGACGGTTGAAAGTCGACCGCATAGAAGATGGGAACGTTCGGGGCCCCTACCTCGTCGGCATAGCGGTTGGCATTGTTGGCATGCTGTACCCCGGTATTCCAACCGCCTAGACAAGCGCTAGCGGCTTCCTCGTAAATCAAGCCGATGCCAAGGCCGGCCGCTAGGAGGCCGTTGGCTTCCCCGGCCGTTAGGCACCGGCCGTCGTGGCCAAGGTACCGAAGGGCCCCGATATAGCCGCTATTGCGAATGTAGTCGGGGCTAGGGCGGCCGTAGGAATAGTCGACTACGGCGGGGAATGACATCGTCATTAGAACTCGCTCCCCACGGGAATGGCCATTACCCAACCGGAAACGGCCCCAACGTCAGCCACGACTGGGCCCGTACCACCTTGCCACTTTAGGCCCATGCCCATTACCGTTCCGGCTGAAACGTTCCGATAGAAGGCCGTTACAGGAACCGTCAAGCCAACCAAGGGATTGGAGGCCGCCACCGATTGGGGGGCCGTAGTGGGCCCGGGCCCGGTACTGGGGACCAAGCTCAAGTTGACCGTGAACGCGCCCGAACCGCTAACGTAGGTTATATAGACCTGCAATTGAACAAAGAGCGTACAGGCCCTAGGGAACGTGAAGCTTGGCAGGCTGAAGGTAACGTTTGCCGTGCCAGATACGGTGCCCCAACCGGTCGAGTGAATGTAGTGCATAAAGGACCAGGGCATACTGTTCCAAGCGGAACCCGTGTAGACCTGTTGGTCGAATACGTCGGTATCCAATACCGTCATCTGGCCCTTGGTCGGAGCCGTGATAGCCGACGACCTAGCCGAAGCCGATGCATGCCGGCTAATCGTCTGGCTCATAAGGTGGGTGTTAACGTCGGAGGCTAGGGCTTCCTCTCCGGCGGCGAACACTTTATATGCCATAGGATCCTTCCTATCTGTAGACGTTGCCGGCCGTTAGCTTGTCCTTGGGATGGGCCCCCCAATGCATAACGCTCGTGACGATGTCGGCTAGGACGAGGCCGATGCCTACCTCCCAACGTTGCCGGCTAACCGTATGGCTCACTCGTAGGCATCGGCCGGTTACCTCCGTCGTGAACGAGGCATCGGGGGGAGTCCATAGGACTTTGATCCGATCCGTTATGAGCTTCAGGGCTAGGACCTTTGGCCACAAGGCCGGCACAAAGGCCGGCAGCAATGTGACGCTATCTAAATGGGCCCTAGGCCAGGATTGGAGGGAGACCAGGAACGAGGCCCAAGCTCCGGCTTGGCTATCGTTCTCTAAGCCTAGATCAGTACGCTTATAGCTCAAGATTCCGTACCGGTCAATGCTCGTTTGATTCTTAGCGACTTGTACCGTCCCACCGGTCACGGAGGCATAGACGGCATTGGCTATGTTCAGGGAAGCCGCCAGGCCTTGGGCTTCCGTCATGGCATCGTACGAGGCAGATTCATCGGGGGAGCAGCCCACGATTAGAACCGGCTCCGGTGCCGTAGTCCAAGTATCCCGATTCTTGAACCGTAGGGTTCCGTCGTAATCGAGATAGGTAAAGCCAATCTCGTCGCCCGTAGCCCGGCCGATTAGTTCCCAAGCCGATTGGGCCATTGTCGTGGCTTGGAGCGTATTGGTTGACGTAGCCAGGACCGACGGGCCCGTCCATCCATAGTAGGTAAGGATCCGGGCTATACGGGCGTCTACGGTGTCTCCGGTGCCAACCGATGCCGTAGCCCCGTAGTCTCGTCTGACTAGGTCTTTGATTCCGTCGGAGGCCTGAACAACGGCTACTCGTTTGTCAGGATGCAATTCCCACGGCTCGTTCCAACTATCCACCGTGCCCGTGAACATTCGGAATTGCGTAATGGCGGAGCCGTCCCAACATTCGGCAAAGACGATAAGGGGGGTACCGGGGGCTAGCCTCGTAACGCCTTGGTATTGGAATGGACTATCGGGATTGTTGGGATCGTATATCCGGTTAGGATCGGCTAGCCGTACGGTAGTCGTGCCGGCTTCGGCATGAGCGATAGCACCGTCAGCCCGGGAACCGCCTAGGGATGTCTCTAGGTTCTGAACATCGCACGATAGGTCTACCCATAGCCGGTTAGGGGGATCCGTGGGCCCCCGGGCAACGGTGTCCTTTCCCCATACGTAGCCGAAATCAAGCTTGTCCGAAGCCGATGGGCCCCACTTGAACGTCGTGCCCGTGAGGATGGCAGCCCAAACGTAAAGGCGTATGTCTCCCCCCCAATACGGGGAGTAGGCCCCGCCCGGCGTACCGGGCCAAGGGTCAGGCGTTGAGAGGGAGACGGGCCCGGCCATTGCGGCTTACGTATCTGTTTAGGGCATCTACGATGTCACGCTGGAGACGGGGGGAGTCTACGGCTAGGCCCGTATGGGGAACGGTTACGTTGATAGTGACGTTGCCACCAAGGGGCCGAAGGGAGGTAGTCCCAAGGGGGGTGATAAAGCCCCGTTGCTGGCTCGTGAATAGCTCCGGGCCCTTCTCCCCAACGATATACATGCCTCCGGGGCTTACGGGCCCACCGGCAGCCCTACCGGGGAACGAGGCCACCCCTCCGATAACGGCCCCTTGAGAGGCCTTGGCAATGAATCCGTCTAGCATGACGGTAATGGTCCGAATGTTTCTCTCGGCTTGGGCGGTATCGGCCGTTACGTTGGCATGGGCCCCCTTGTCAACGTCAGCCAATTGGCCTTGATTATGGGCTAGGCCCTGGGTAGCAGCCGCGTTGTCAAGGTTCACGGCCGTATCAATGTTGGCCGGGGTAAGGCCCAATTGGTCTATGTATTTCCTAGCGGCCTCTTCGGTGTAGCCGGTGGCTACCATCACCTTTATGAGGTTCTCCCGATTGGCGTTGAGGCTAGCCGAAGCCTCGTCTAGCGAACCAGTCTCCCTGAACTTGGCATTGGCCAAGTCAAGAGCCGACTTGACGTTGTCTTGAAGGGCCCTGTTGTTGTTGTTGACGGCATTGATATTGGCAAGGGAGGCATTCGTGCCGGCCTCCGTAGCTCCGGCCGCCGCTAGCCGGTTCTCCGTTAGCGTCTTGAGCAGCGAAATACTGTTCTGTGAGAATTGGGTTTCGGCTTCCCGGGCTGACAGATGGATGCCGATCAAGGCGTCAAAGGACGACTTCAGGGCATCGGTCTTGTCCTTGGCCGTAGCGGCGGCATCGGAGTATTTCTCCTGGGCGTCTGATAGGCCTAGCGTTGACTCCGTGGCAAATTGCGTCTTCTCGTACAACGCCTTCACTCGTTCCACGGCATCGGGCGTCGTAAGGTCAATCTTCTGAGACTTGGCTATGGCCTCCAGTGCGGCTTGGGTTCCCCGCAATTGGAAATCGAAATCGGCCGTGGCTCCGGTGGCTGCCTTGGACGAATTGCCTTGCTCGTCTAGGCCGTTGGCTGCCAACGTGCTAGCCATGGCGTAATCGAATAGGGCTTGTTTGCTGGCCGTGATACTGGCTACGTACGCCTTGTGGGCCTCGTCAAGAGTCTTGTATTCCTGTTCCTGATCCGTCATTGAGTTAGTAACGTCGTGGAACGGAACGAGGATGTCGGCAACCCCTACGGCCAAGTCAGCAAACGTATGCCTAGCTATCTGATCATTGAGGGATTGAAGCCTCTCATCCATCTTGGCAGCCGCAAACGATAGGTCGTCAAAGGATGACGTATCTACGTCTTGGGTTACGTCCTTAATGAACTTGCCGGCGGCCTCCGAGGCATTGGTTAGGAAGCTTGCCAATCCGTAGAGGCCGGCACCCAACAGGACCACCGGAGCTATCACGGGCAGCATGGCGGCCTCAAGCGCCACGGAGGCAGCCGCTAGGACGCCTTCAGCGGCCGCCGTCTCCAGCAGCCCGGCCGTGAACACGTAGACGGCTGCCGTGGCCTCTCCGGCCCAACCAGCCACGTTAGAAGCGATCATGGCTATCTGCCCGGCCACGACGGGCGCGTAGGCGGCAGCCAGGCCCACGAGGCCGATAGAGGCCAGAAGCTTTATGGCTTCCTCGTGGTCAGAGAGGAAGCCTGTAGCCTTCTCAATGGCCGGGCCCATCGTGTTGCCTAAGGCGTTGGCTACGGCGTCAACGGCCGGGATGAGGAAGGCCCCAACGTCTTCTTGAAAGTTCCCAATCTTTACCCGGAGCTTGTCTAGGGGGGTTCCAGCAGCTTCGGCTGCTCCGCCAAACTCCTTGCTCAATTCGGCAAGTATTACCTTCTGTGCGCCGAGAGTATCCCCGGCCTCTACCATTGCCTTTATTTGTTCTTTCTGGGCAGCCGTGAAGGATACGCCGGCTCTTGATAGGGCCGTGATTCCCTTGATTGGGTCGTTCAAGGCCTTACCCAGTTGGATAGAGGCCCCCGACATATCCGTTCCTAGGGCCGTAGCCATATCCAAGGCAAGGCCCGTGGCTTGGTCGAATATGTCGTTACCCTTGCCTACCTCATTATGGATATTGGTAAAGGTCAGTAAGAGGTTAGCGCCCGACTGTACGGCCTCGTCATCGGCCCCGGTCTTGTCCGATATGGCGGTACTTAGTTCCCCTACTTGGGCGGCACTCGTCCAAGCCGCTGCACCGGTGGTACGGATTACCCGTTCCGTTTCCCGCCCAATCTTGGCTGACTCCTCGGCGGCATTGAAGGCGCCGACTCCCAAGGCCACGAGGCCGGCGACGCCGGCCGCTGCTCCGGCGACAATGGCCGTGCCCATGCCAGAGGCAGATTTGCCAACGTCGGTAACGTCGGCTGACGTTTCCTTCAGGGCCTTGGCGGCCTTGGAATTGTCAGCAATGATTTCGATTAGGAGTTTAGACGTTCCCGCCATTAGTAAGTCCTTTGGGCCCGGCCGGAAGACACGAGGAAATCCTCAGCCGTCTCTAGGGCTCTTGTGTCTTGGTCAAGCCAACAACGCCAATCCGTGCCGGTAAGGATCCCGACAATGACGGCTCGGTACCCAATGGTTCCGGGGAGGTAGGGCCGGTGGTCCCATTAGGGCTAGCTACCTCCTCGTACGAGTCCAAGAGATTTACCCAATCGGCATAGGCCGGCACGTCGTATTCTGACCGTTCTAGGGCCGAATACATTAGGGCGGCATGCATAGCGATACGGTTGTTGACTTGCCCGGTTTCCGCTACCCGGTCAATGGCATTGATCAAGTCCTGAACCGTGGTTAGGACTGTTACCGGCTCGTGGCCGTCCCAAGAAACCCGGAACCTTTGTCTCAAGCTTGCCACTAGGCCCCCTCTATCTTGTTCAATTCCGTTTGGATAGCGTCTTGGTAGACGTCAAGCCATTGCCTTTGAGAGGCTTCGGCCCCCCTAATGGCGAAGAGGGACGGCGGAATGTTCTTCGAGGGAACCCCCCAATGGACGGGCCCGGCATACGGAGCCGTGAAGATGACCCGGCCGGCTAGCCCCGTAGCCTCCGTCGTACCACTAGCCCGGAGCTTGCCGGTAGCCACCGGCGTACGGGCCCTAGCGGCCTCTAGGGCAATCCTGGCGGCGGCCCGATGGGCGGTAACCATATCCCCTAGGAACGTCACCATATGGTCTAGGCCACCGGCTAGCTCCGGTACGCCTTTAACCGTCATACGCTACCGCATTGGTATCTTCCGAGGGGGCCCCCGCCGTCGCACCGGCCAAGGCCGGCCACGTGGCCACCGGATCGCCCTGGCACCGCCATTCGAAATCGGAGGTAATCCTCTTGGCCACGTCCCCACCAAGCTCCAAGGCCCGTACCTGAACAACGCCACTGATAGACGTGCCTTCAGCGTTGGGCGTCCAAGTGAAGGGCTGGTCAGTCATATTGTTATCCCACGACCAGGCAATGAACCCGTCGGGACTATCGAAATCTTGGATAGAGGTACCGGCTAGGGCCCATTGTGTCGTAACGGATGGAGCTAGCTTGTCTCCACAAAGGGTTTCGATAGTATCCCCATCCTCCGTGAACGTGGGGGTAACTCGTACGTTTGTGGCTTGGCATGCAAACTCAACCCCTCCGACGAGGGGGGTGCCGGTGCCACCAAGGGTAAGGGTGCCGACTTTGAGCTTGGACTCAACGATAGCCATTAGATTGCCTCCGTAAAGGATATGAGGTAGGCCGGATACGTCTTTCCGGAGAGGGAGTAGGCCACAAGATCCCCGGTCTCTAGCGGTAGGGATTCGGCGGCACCATCTAGGAGATCGTCCAATATTTCGTACGTAGCCCGGTCAGCCGTGTTGGTGGCCGGGGCAATGGCAACCAATTGCCATTTACCCGTAACGCCACAATTCAGGTCAAAGGTTAGGTTCGGGGGAATCACGAGAATGCAAGGGGGGGAGGCCAAGGCCGGATCAAGCGTAGCTCTTATGCCTTGGGCCTCTAGTAGGTCCACAATTTCCCGGGCTCTCCCCAATGTGCCCATTACGCAATAACCGGTTCAACATGGGGGGAGAGCATTTGCCGTATGTCAGTGTCGATCTTGCTTATGTTGGCTACCCCTAGGTCAGCCACGCCCACGATTCCGTCTGGACTATTGCGCCGATTAAGGACTCTGTTGGTCCACAAGAGGCAGGCATATTGCACGTCATTGGGACATTCGGCCGTGGCAAGGGTGGGGCATCGGGCAACAATGGCCTCTTGCACCGCCAACAGGGCTTGGTCGATAGCGACATCGTCTATGTTGTCAGGCACTCGGGCCCATTTCCGGTATTCGTCGATGTCGGGCCAACCGAGCCCCGTTGGCAATGCCATGACTACTTGGCCCTTGTTCCGCTAGGGGCTTGGGTCCCACCGTTGCCGGCCGTGAGGCCGCCGATGGGCGGGGGAACCGTGAATTGCACGAAGGCCGTCGGCTCCAAGACGAGCCAAGCCATATAGCCGTAGAATGCAAGTTGCGTACCCAAGATTGACGGCTCCGTAACGGAGACCTGCCCCCCTACGGTTTCGTAGGTTTCGACATAGGTCGAGTCCCCAATGATGGCCGTAGCCGTGGGGAAATTCTTGTCGACAACCAACCGGTAGCCGGCCACGGATCCGCCCATAGACGTTGGCTGAATACTGCCAAGGGCATTCGTCGGCCCAATGGTTGGGAACATCGGCCGGCCGTCTCCGTCCACCATTGATCCCAAGGTTCCCCAAACGTCGGGGCTGACCCACATTGTGTCAGGCAAGGCATTGGTGACGCCGTAGACGGTACCGGCGGCACCGTAGATTGCACTCAGCCAATCGGCCCCGGAGGCAGCGTCAGCAATGTCAGCCGTTGCGGTGACGGCGGTATCGAAATAGGTACAGAAGGCCGCATCGGTAGCTTGGGCGTAGGCGGCCGCCAAGTCGGAGACGAGGATGTTCATGATCGCCGGATCCGTCCAATCCCTATCCTGCCAAGAAAGGTTTACGGCTCCGGCAAAGGTGGCCTTGGTGACCGTAACCGGATCAATGTTCAACGTCTGGCTAGGGACTTCTGTCTTCTCTGTAGTCTGGGGCCCAGCAATGGTGTGTTGACTAATCTTCGGCCGCTGGAAGGTCTTACCTCCGGCCGGCAAGGGCCGCCGGGTAGTGGCTTCGATAGCCGGCCGGCGTGCCGTTGCTTGAATGAATACCGGCTCAAGGATCGGCGTAGGCAGGAGGCCGGGGTTCTGTACCGTGGTTTGGTGGGCGACGGCACGCTTGTAATAGCGGTCGATCCGTTGCCGGGCCTCTGAGTCGTCGGCCCTTGTGAGGTAGTCCACGAGGTAGCGGCCGGCATCGTCGTATTCCATGGCCTCTACGGTTGGCGGGGCCTCAAGGGTAGAGGCCCGATGGACGGGCCCGATGTTGGCCACGAGGCCGGCGTAAGTGGCGGACCTTGTGGCCAATTCGGCCTCTACCGTGATGTCGTCGTCAAGGGTAGCGATACGGCTACGCCTTGCTTCACAGGTCTTGTCTTCCGATTCCGTAAGGTCCCTATCCTCGTCAGAGGCCTTATCGGTAATGGCTTCGATGTCAGCCATTGCGGAATCACGTTGGCGCCTAAGCCAATCAAGCCTACGGCTACCGTTCATTGTTTCTGGCATGACTGCTCCTATGCGAGAGTGTTTCTAGTTCTCGCAAGGGTGAGACCAACATATGGTCGGAGTCTTGCCGTGGTGCTATCCGGGGAGTCCCAACGGCCCTAATGGAACGGCCTGGTCTGATGCCGTGGCTCCGAAGCTTCGGCGATGACGCTAGGCCGGGAAGGGGTGGGGCTTCGGAACCTAGGACCGTTGGGGCCCCCGGTGATAGCTAGTCTGCCGCTGACCTAAGCACGGCCTACCCGTTCTGTCCAATCTTTCCAGTAAGCAAGTCGTTCCGGAGGCCCCGGTACGGCCTCTCGTACGGCGGAGACAAGAGCCGATTTGTAGGCGGGCTCTTGGCATAGGGCTACATGATGCAAGGCCTTGACGCGTTTGCGCTTGACCCAATCAAGGCCCCTATGGGTACCGGTGTCGTACCCATTGCCGGGAAGAAAGCCGAGACTCAAGCCCGGAGTCTGCCTATCCCGAATCTTAAAGGCAGCCTCTCTGCCGGCCTCCGTATCATCAAGCCGCATAACGGCCGACAAGCCCTCGTTCATATCGTCAGCCCATGCATGGCCACGGCCTACCCAATGGCCGTTATGTTCAAGCTGAACACGGAGGTACGAGGCCCGGCCTCGTGTGCACCGGTCAAAGCAGCCGGGCATAAAGGTTTCGTAATAGGGCCCGAAGCCGTCGTCCACAAGGGCTTTCTCGTTATAGGGGGCTAGCAGCCCGGTAACGGTCCGTCCGTCTCCAGTAAGCTCTAGGGCTTGATCCACGGCACGTAGGTAGAGGCCGTCCATTACTCTTCCCCTTCCGGGCTTACGCTCGTTTCTACGGCTGCTCCAAGGTCAAAGAACATACGGGCCTCATCCCTTGAGAAGAGGCCGGATTGTAGACATTGGGTCGCTAGCGTCACCCTTGCTTCTAGGTTCGGCCGCAAGACGTTGGCCTGTTGGAATCGGGCCAAGGACTGGCTAGGCAATGCTTGGGCCGATAGCTGCTGCTCAAGCGGAACGATATAGCTCATAACCGTTGTCGTAATGAATTGCTGGAACACGTCGGTTATGTTCCGATACGTGAGGCTTGGGCTATCAAGCCCTAGCAAGGCACCGGGGATTCCCATAGCAATGGCCAATTGTTGAGCGTTGAGTTTCCTCGTCTCATTCAATTGGGCATCTTCGGCGTTGGAATCCAACGTCTCTAAGTCTGTCCCCCCGGGCACGATCGCCCATTCCCTAGCCATGGCCACGGCTTTCATCTTGGCCTTAAGGTCTAGGGCTTGCTCTTGGGTAAGCTCCGGATTGGGATGTTTAAGAACGCCCGGAGGCACGGCCCCGCCCTCAAAGTAAAGGGCTGCCCAACGTTCGGCCGCTACGCTTGAGGCAATAAGCCGCTTGTAAAGCTGAAGGGCCCCCTTGCCGATAAGGTCGTTAGCGTCCTTATTCATCATGACGTGAAAGACTTGATCCGGCTCGTAGATGACATTGTTAATGTCGTACCAATGGTCACCCGTAGCCGAATCCGCCATGACGTTCCATTGCCCTATGGGGATGGGTATCATCATGTCAGGCCAACCGGCATTATTCTTGGGCCCTAGGACCGCCACGTAGTTCCCATAAAGGACCATATCGTGGAGGTATTCGGTAATGAAATCCACAAAGGTACGGCCGGGCCCCGGCGTAGGGTTCACGAGGATGGGGGGATCCGTGGCTAGGGCTTCGGTTTGGTTCTGGCCGGGGATCTTTCGGTAGCCGTGAAGGGGCATTTGCAAGAGCAGAGAGCTTGTAATGTTCATAAAGCCCGCCACTACCGGCAGCCCTAGGGCCTCTTCCTCTGTGACGTACCACCACGGGAAGCCGTCCCCCTCTACCGCCGTAGCCCAAGAGCTAGGCCGGAAGATTTCTTGCCAACCGGCTATGGCTTGCATGCCTAGGCCGGGGCTTCCTCCGGCGTGTAGGACCGTAGGCCTTGCCCTATTCAGTAGCGCTAGTAGCGGCATCGTCGACAACTACCATTCTGGTTTCGATATAGACCGTAGTGGCGAGAACAACAGAGGCCGCAACCAAGGCAAATAGGGGGGTATCCAGCAGGAGCCACGAGCAATAAAGGATAATAACGAGGCAAGCCGATTGAATGAGACTGATAGCCCATACGTAGAGTCTGTTCATTAGTAGACCGTCCATTGAGGGATAGGCTCCGGCTCCGGTTGTTGGGTGGGGATCCACATAGCCAAGACGGCCGCCAAGGCAGCATCTATGTCGGCTTCAGGATTCAATCGGTGGACAGACGAGACAAGCCCATCGGGGCCTCGTTTGGTAGCGGCTAGGGCTTGGCTAATGCCGGAGCCCCCGGGGTGCCGTAACGTCCTTTGGTTTGCTGCCGCATAGAAGGCCCGACATGCCCGGGCCCATTCGGCCGGCCGGACGGCTAGGTGCTCGATTCCGTGGGCAGCCGCTATACGGCTCGTGGAGGCCTCTACGGGGCTCTTGGCTAGCGTCACGATTGCGAAGGGCTGCCAGCGGCTTAGGAGGGAATCTAGGCGGTTCTCGGCAGCCGTCAAGGCTTCGGGCCCCGTGAAGCTGTCGACAAGCTCTAGGCAATGGAACCCATCGTGCCACGAGCCGGCCACGAGGGAAACGTGCCGAAGCTCCGGCCCTGACTCCACGGCCAGGACAAACGGCTTGTCTGCCGGGAACGGCGTATCGCTAGAGCAGTCGTCCCAATCCTTAGGGCTCACCCAAGACTCAATGGCCGATACCTTCCGGCACAGAACCTCTACCTCAAAGATGGGTGCCGGATCCGTCTGGTATTCAGCTTCCACGACCGACGGCTCAATCGTATGCCCTAACGAGGGGTTAGCTTGGGCCCAAGTCTCCGGCCTACCGGGATGGGCATTGGGCTCCGCCGACCATTCAAAGTAACCCAATGGGCTTTCTTTGCCTAGTTGGATCGCGTCCCTAGCCCGGCTCTGAAGCCGATTAAGAACCTCCGACTCTAAGTCTCCCTCCGTGGAGATCGCCCAAAGCTGAGAATCTGGCCGGGCCCTACGAGTCTTGTCTAGGGCCCCGTAGGCATCCCAGGACTTGAATTGCCGTATCTCGTCCATAAGGACAACGTCTACGCCGGAGAGGCCACGAGAGGCCCCTACGTTGGCGGCTACGACCCGGTAGCGGCCGGAGCCAAGGTGAAAGCTCTCCCGGCCATGCTGATTACGGGCCTTGCCGAGGGGGAGCTTGGAGGCATCGGCTATCTCGTAGGCCAATTGCCAGGACTCAAGGGCTATCCCTAGATTCTGTGCGCAACCAAGATGGAACCGTTCCCCGAAGAGGCAGAGGCCTCCCAATATCCTAACGGCTGCCAGTAATGTCTTGCCGTTCTGCCGGGCGACAATCGTTAGCAATGTGCGGTAACGGAACCGGCCATTACGCCTAGAGCATCCTTCCCGGAGAAGGAATTGCTGCCAAGGCATAAGCTCTATGCCGAGAACCTCCCGAGACCAATTCACAAGGGCATTGCCATACGAGTAGTCATAACCGGGCTCGGCCTTAGGCGCAATGCGAGGGTAGGGATTTCCGTATATAGCTAAGTCGGTATTTGACGCTAACGCTAACGAATTAGCTTTAGAAACAGGCCTATGTCCGGATTTGACTTGGGCCTTGGCCGGCCTAACAGATAGCTCAGAAAAAAATCCACCTCTTTCCTCTAAGCCACGTGACTTAGCGTCAATTCGATTTAACGCTAACTGGTCACCGGTTGGCACATAAACCCCCCCTGACCTGCCACTATCCTCCCAGGGTGAGGCCGGATCTTTATCGCTAACCCATTCGCTAACGGTGGGCGGCTGAGCTTCTAGCAGGACTGCACCCTTAGTCGGATCCGTCCTGGTCTTAGGCTTTGGAAGGGAGTCTACGTATTCCATTACCGCTACTCTCATTTAGTGGATAGCGGCCGGGGGGTTAGACGTTGAGTCGTCTACCCACCAGGGGGGGAGTACCCCTACCCCCCGGCCACTAAGGGCTAAGCTCCGATCTCATAAGGCTGCCCTTGCCCTTGAGTCGGTCACCTAGCACTACCTAGGCAAGACTAGCTATCACCTTTGCCATACCGATACGGCTAGAACCGTTCGGCCTCCGGCTCTTCCTCCGGGGCTTCGCCCTTGAGCATGGCAAATACGCTCCAACCGTGAGGGGTATTGCGAACGGCAACCCCCCACCCTTTCCCCCCTCCGGCTGACCGAACGAAATTGGCCCGCTTGTCGGCTTCCTCTCGTTCCTCAAAGTCATACAGCCGGGCCCAATGGCCGGGGCTCAAAGCCAGTTGGCCTAGCAAGTCGTCTACCTCTTTGCGAAGGGCGGACTTCTCACCGAATGCGGCCGGGCCTCGTCTTGCCGGAGGGGGCTCTTCCCACACAATTGACATCGTCGTCTTGCCTTTCCTAGTTACCAAGGCACCGAATGTACGGGCCCTACCATCGTGTCTTTCTTGTGGCTATTGCACGGCCTACACGCCGATATGAGGTTCTCCGGGCTATCGCTCCCACCCTTGCTACGGGGCACGATGTGGTCTACGGCGTTGGCTTCACCAAGGCAGAAAGGACCGAGGCGAAGACGACAACGGAAGCCGTCCCTAGTCAGGATCACGTGCCGAAGCCTGGTCCATTGGCTTGTCTTGTAGTGAGGATGCCCCGTCATTCTTCGCGTCCTTTGTTCTTCTCAATTCCGCACGGGCATTGTGAATGCCCGTCAGATTCGTCAACATTTGCCCTGTGGATAACTTCATGCCGGTACCATTCGGATAGGGTGAAAGGAGCTATAGCCCCCCCCCAAATCCGGCCCTTAATTTGTCTCTCACATAGATGATCTATCTATAAGAGCTTCGAGGCCCGCTGACGGATTGATCCGGTAGGCGTCAGGCCGGAGAAGCTCTACAAAGCCCTTCTTTATAAGTTCATTTATAGTATAGGTAAGATTCTTAGAAGAGATATTTATAAGATGAAGCAAATGTTTATTCTCTATGTGAACGATACAGTCATTGTCTGAGAGCATTGCCAATGTCAATAGGACGCAAGTTTGCTGTATGTTCTGAGGCCCGTTCCATACCATTGCGCGTAGCTGCTCGTCATTCATAGTTCGCCTTCAATCCGTCGGAAACGAATGAGCCGTAGGACAGAGTCTTTGATAAGGGCCCGTAGCTCTCCGTCATCTAGGACATCTAGGATGTTGGGCGAGACAACGGGATCTAGGCCTGTAGCTACAAGCTCGTCATAGAGCCGTGCGTACGCGTCTTCTAGCTCTTGCCTCGTTAAGCCCGCCATGGCCGTATGCCCCACCAGAGACGAGCCGTATCGTGGCACTCACAAGGGCATTCCCTCACGGAAGGGGGCTGACCATAACCAGACCCGCAGCCGCAAGGGATACAAGCGATGTCTTCCTCGTGGCCCAATTCAAGTGGCGTAGGCAGAGGTAATTGTTTCATCGTCTTACCAACATGAGAATGAACACGGCGATTATTCCGGCAAGAATGAGGATGTGCCAGGCGTCTTCAGTCATAGTTCCCCCTCTCGTGGTAGAAGCGGAACAATGTTGCGAACATAGGTGATTGCCCACCAATCCCCCACCGACTCCAAGCCAATGCGGTACGGCTTTGCAATCAAGAGAGGGAGCTTGTTCGGGCCCCCTTGAATTGCGGCTTGCAGTAGGGCGGAGCCGATATTTAGCTCCCTACGGTTCTTGACTTCGATAGAGGCCCCGGGAACACCAATGATGTCTGATTCTTGGGCTATGCCGTCCCCACCCGTGTAGAGCCGGCTCGTAATAGCCAGAGGGAAGCCGCTGTCCTTGAAATACCGGGCTACGGCTCGTTCAGCTACGTGCCCTTTCTTGCGTACGTCAATCAAGGCCTTTCCCCCTTACCGTAGCGATATGCCCTAGCCAACCGTTTGCGTCCTGAACCGTGAATTGGGGCTCGTCGGGTAGCCGAAGATTGCCCTTGTCGCCCAAGCCGAGAACCTCCGAACGTTGACCCGACGTGAGCCGACCCAGGGCGGCCGACACCGTCGCTCTCATCCC